GCGATCAAAATCAATTGATGGCTGCGTTAACGCCAGATCAAAAGGGGTTCATTGCTACAGCGTCAGCGCCAATGCAATCAACGCCAGCAGCACAAGCAGGATACCAGCAACCACAGGCACCAGCACCGCAAGCTGGAAGTCCCGTGCCAAGCTGGGCGCAGAGGTAGTAGCGGCAAGGCCATTCCGCGCCTGCTACCAAGGATGGGGGGCCTTGGGCCGTGAACCCCCCAACTTTCTTTTAGCGAAGAGGAAAATAAAATGATACTACGCCCCTATCAAGAGGTGGCGATTTCAGACGCATTAAATGCGCTGGACACCCACAAAAATACAATCGTAGTTGCTCCCACAGGCGCAGGCAAAACTATTATGTTGTCTGCGCTTATTGGTAAAAGGCACAAAGAAGGCAAACGCATTCTTGTGTTGCAGCACCGCGACGAGCTTGTAGCGCAAAACCGCGAAAAGTTTCTAAAGGTAAACCCAAACATATCCACCAGTATCGTCAATGGCACGATTAAAAAGTGGGACGGTGATACCATATTCTCAATGGTGCAAACCCTGTCACGCGAAAACAATCTGCGCCACAGGCCAAAGTTCGATATGGTCGTTGTAGATGAAAGCCACCATGCAGCCGCTGACACCTATATGCGAATTATCGAAGCGGTCAAAGAAGACAACGAAAACGCTGAGATAGTTGGTTTTACAGCCACGCCTAATCGCGGGGATGGCAAAGGTCTGCGCAGTATATTTACTAATTGCTCACACCAGATAGAACTAGCCACGCTGATACGCGAAGGCTTTCTGGTGCCACCCAAGGCTTACGTTGTCGATGTTGGCGTCACAGAGGCTCTGGAAGGGGTCACACGGCGCGGTAATGACTTCGACATGGATGAGGTCGCGCAAATAATGAATAAGCGCGTCATTAACGAGCGTGTGGTCAATGAATGGCAAGACAGAGCAGGGGATAGAAAGACCGTTGTGTTCTGTTCTACAATTAACCACGCCAAAGACTTGCTGGATATGTTTATAGAATATGACGTGAACGCTGAAATGGTTATCGGTGACACGCCTAAAGAAGAACGCAAACAAATTCTGCATGACCTTGAGTTCGGTGACGTACAGGTTGTAGTAAACGTGGCAGTCTTAACCGAAGGTTTTGATGCACCGCCTGTATCTTGCGTAGTTCTAACCAGACCTTGCTCATTCAAATCTACAATGGTGCAAATGATTGGGCGCGGTCTGCGCATTCTTGATCCAGAGATTTATCCTGACCAGATTAAAAAGGATTGTGTTGTGCTGGACTTCGGTAGCAGCATTCTAACGCATGGTGCGTTAGATGAAGCAGCTAATCTTGATGGTAGACCCAAAGACCCCAACGCAGAAGCGCCAACAAAAGAATGCCCAGAGTGCGGTTTCATTAACCCTATGAGCGTCAGAATGTGCGTTGAATGTGGATATGAGTTCCAAGGCCAAGGCACAGAAGAATTGGTGGACTTCACGCTGACAGAATATGACCTCATGGAACTATCGCCGTTCTTGTGGATGGACATATTCGGCAACGGTTCATGTCTCATGGCAATGGGCTTCAATGGCTTTGGTGTAGTTGGCACAGTGGGCGATACATCTATTGGGCTAGTCAAGGCTCAGAACGGGCGCAAGGTGCGCTCAGTCGCCATTGGCGGCAAAGTACAAGCCATGTCAGCAGCAGATGACTTCATGCGTGAAATAGAAGACAGCAGCGGTGCCAACAAATCTAAACGCTGGCTCAATGAGAGGGCCACAGACAAGCAACGCAATGCTTTGCGCAGGGGTGGTGTGCAAGTCAGCGAAATGGACTTCTCATGGACAAAATACAAAGCCGCATGCTGGTTAAATTATCTATGGAACAAAGAACAAATAGATGCAGCCGTAGAAAGAATAGCCGTGAAGGGAATAGCTGAATGACGTATGAAGCAAAGCCACTCATAACCCTGAGACAGAAAAATAACTGCCCAGTGGTACACGTTTGGAAAAACGGCAAAGAAGTGGCTAAAATGGAATTAACGCCAAGAGAAACCACTCAGCTAATAAAAGGATTGGCAGAAAGGCTGGAAATAAATGGCACGTATAGAACTTGAATTAACAGCTATAGTTTACGAAAACAGCGAGTTTGAATGTGAAGGATACAAACTCGTCGCATTTGTGTCAGATTGGAACGATGGCGTAAAAGTTACCGAAGCCGCAGAAAAAGCAGTAAATGACCACATGAAATACTCGGAAAAATTATGCATCGGGGGCTGCGCTAAAATATTTGTGGATAAAGAAAAAATAGGAGAAGCTGTGTTTCAAAACCCAGATGCAGAAAATGACTTGTTCGACAAAGCCGCAGAGTTGTTCGGGTTAGAGGAAGGAACAATCCATTGAGTTACGAATCAGCAAAAGACCCAATCGAAGAATTGTCATTTATACTTGGATATTTTGGCTGGGGTACACGGTTTTGCGACCTAACAGAAGAACAAGTGCAAGTGTTGATATTCGCATTGCAAGAGGCCAAAAAAATTACGGAGACAGTAAATGTCGGAAACCTTGAAGAATCCTACTATAAGTCAACAGGCAGTTGGCCTTCTACTTCAATCCCATTCTAGGGAACCAGACCCAATAGCCGAACAAATCAAAGAGGCTGTGGATCAGGGGATCGTCAAAGGCGAAAAAAAACGTGAACGGCGTAAGTATATCGGTGCATCCAGTATCGGTGACGAATGCTCACGCAAAATACAATACCGATACCTCAACAGACCCATTGATAGTGGCAAGGAATTTACTGCACGAACACTGCGGATATTTCAATTCGGTCACAACATAGAAGACTATGCCGCCAAGTGGATAAAAGACGCAGGGTTTGACCTACGCACAGAAGACAAAATGGGGGAACAGTTCGGGTTCTCAATCGCTAATGGTGAAATACGCGGTCACATAGACGGCGTGGTCTGTGATGGACCCGTAAAAGCGCCATACCCTATGCTATGGGAATGCAAATCAGCCAATGACAATAAGTTTAGGGCGTTTGAAAAGCACGGCGTTGCCAAAGCAAATTCAGTGTATGCTACCCAAGTGGCGCTGTACCAAGCCTACATGGAACTAACAGAAACGCCATGCCTGTTTACTGTAGTCAACAAAAACACCAGCGAGATATACTATGAAATAATCCCCTTCAATCAAGGGCTTGCGCAGGAAGCCAGCGATAGGGCAGTAAATATCTTGACGGCTGCAAAAGCAAATGACATTCTGCCACGCATCGCACAAAGCAAAGATTTCTTTCTTTGCAAGTTCTGTGAATATCAGGATTCGTGCTGGGGAGAATAATTACAATAGTGAGGCATTCCAAGGCTGATCGGAATACCCCACATTTTGTATCAGGATGAGTGATAAGGACAATATAATGACAATATTACGCTTTGGCAACACAACTAGCCAGCTTACAGATAAAATTTCCAGCCTTGTGCCACGCACAACACAGCTTCAAGATTTGTTCGATACATACCCAAATGGTGTGCGTCACGGCACCACATTTATGATCGGGTCATTCCAAGGTGAAGCGGGTAGCTCACTGCAAATCAATATAGATATTCATGGTCCCAACTTCATGCGCGGTCAAGATTGGGCCACAGGTGATGGCATCGGGGGTATAACCAAAATACTCATGGAAGGTCGGGGCTGGACTAGCAGAGAAGTCGCCGCGCACTATCAATCTTTCCTCGGAACACCACAAGAGCCAGCGCCAGAAAACCCAATCAAACCCGAACTTGCTAAAAGACCAAGCCCGGAACCAATTCCGCTGCAACAACCCGAACAAGTAGGCGCAAAAAAGGTCTACAATTTAGATACGCCCTACGATGATGAATATACATACACTGACGCTGACGGCGTTGTGCTTGTCACAGTCCGTAAATACATAGAAGAAAGCGAAGACGGCGAAGTTAAAAAGCAATTCCGCCAGTTTATGAACGGGCGCATGGGTCTGCCAGAACCTCGACCCCTGTATAACATCCCGAACATTTTGGATGCAGAAACAGTTATATGGGCGGAAGGCGAAAAATGCGCAGAAGCACTAATCGGGATGGGCTTTGCAGCTACCTGTACTATCGGGGGCGCAGGCATGCTATCGGAACGTGTCGCCCACAAGTTTGATTTCTCACCACTTGAAGGTAAAGACGTAATCCTTTGGCCCGACAATGATAAAGCGGGTCGAGACTTGGCTGCACTAGTAGAACGCCTCGCCAAAGATGCAGGGGCTAAATCAACTCTCGTGCTTCGTGCGCCATTCGGAAAGCCCGAAAAGTGGGATGCCGCAGATGCACTAGACGAACAATTTGACGTTCACAGGTTTATCCGCAGTAGCCAGAGCAAAATTAAAAAACCAATACACCTGCTGGACGATAGCCTAAACATCGGGACTTACTTCGTAGGTCGCGCACCCGAACAAGAATACCTAATCAACGGGACAATACCACTAGGAGTTCCAACCATATTCGCCGCTGCTGGCGATAGCGGTAAAGGCATGATGACCCTAGACCTCGCAATGAAAGTCGCATCGGGAGAACCCATGCAATCAGCTTTCGGGGGTATGGTATCTACATTCGGGGATGCAATCATTCTATCCGCAGAAGATGATAAAGACGAAATGCACAGGCGGATTGAACGCATGGACCCTATGGGTAAGCGCCGAGAATACCCGAACAATTTAAAAATCCTGCCGTTACCTAACCTCGGCGGTGTGTTTCCAATCATGCAGAAAATCGACAATAGCTACGTTATGGGTGAAGAATTTGGACGTATCTACGATCAAATCCTAGAAATGCAAAATCTCGCACTTTTAGTAATTGATCCAATGGCGTCATTCGTACACGCAGATGTAAACGCTGATCCCGCTGCTGGGGCTGCTTTCATGGGTATGCTGGCGCAAATCTCAACCGAAACAGGCGCTACAGTCATGGTTAATCACCACATGGCTAAAATCAAAGACAACGACCCCGTCACAACACCAGAACAAGCGCGTAATCTTATTCGGGGTACGTCAGCTATCGTTGATGGCGTCCGCTGCGCATTTACCGTGTGGAACGTAGAAGAACGGCTAGGCAGACAACGCTGCAAAGACCTCAACGTGGATTATGCGCGTAACACCGTGTTCGATGGCGCTGTAGTCAAATCCAACGGGCCAGCTAATCGGGACATAAGACACTTTATCCGAAACCCGAACACAGGTCTGCTAGAAGATAGATCAGAAGATATACGCAACTTGGCGCGGTCAGAAGCGGTCAGAAACAGACTCCAACACATGTTCGACTTCTTATCCATGATGGAAAGCGACGGTAACGCAGTCACAAAAGGCGGAGCTAATGACGGGGCGTTTGAAGCAATCCGAACAAGTTCGTCAGGTGAGCCATGCGTAATCGCACTGAAAGTTTGCGGGGAAAGTACAGTTAAAAACACCATAACAGCACTGCAAGAGGCAGGGCGCGTTGATGCCTACAGACTAACACAGTCGGGCGCATCTAAGTGGCTGGGCGTTACAGGTGGGCCGTTAAGCCGTGGCGAATATGAAGCCAGAACAGCGAGAGAAAACCTTTGACCTGTATGCCATGATGTGCTAATACTTGGGAACGGATTTAAATGCGTATTTTAATCCGTTTTGGGAAATAACGCCGTAATTACCCAAATTGGGAAATAACGCCGTAATAGCAAAGGATACAAAATGGCAGAAAAAATGCTACACTTCTTTAAAGACAAGCCGCCAACGCTAGAAGAGGCGCAAGCGATTGTCGGGGGGCTGGTGGAAATGGTTCAATTAATGAACCCAGAAAAAATGCAGCTTTTAATTAACGAAGAGGGCC